GCATAGTTGCAAAAAACTATTGTATACAAGCAAACAACAAAGCGTACGCTAAGTTAATTTTGAGTAGCGGTATGGAAAAAGTAGATTCACAAAGGAATCTATTAAACGAAGAAAGTGAAAAAGATAGACAAGAAGAACTATCTGATTTTGTAGATTTATTTATTATGCATTACGATAAAAAAATAGAAACTACATTCAAAGATCAAGACGATAAAAAGATAGCATACGCTATATTAGAGTTATTTAAACGTAGAGTTAATATAGAAAAGTATAATAAAAAAGCCTTGTATCTTATGATTCGAGAAATGACAAACGAGAAGACTAAGGATATATCAAGGATAGTAAACTACTTTAAACATCAGTTCAGAGAAAAACAAGAATTGTATAACGAGGTAGCTAAACATAAGCTATGGGTGTAGCTTATAGATTTAAAGAGAGCTCTTTTAAGGTAAAAGCCAATAGTGGCATATTAAAATAAAAGAGAAAAACAATTATGAAAAAAACAATTTTAACATTAATGGTTGCGATAGCAACAATGATAGGAGCTTCGGCTCAAACTTTTACGGTAGTATCTACGTATAACGCACCAGCTGAAGGAGCTGATTTAGAACTAGGCGCAATTACAGATAACTTAGGTGTTCTTGTAAGTGTGGCTAATAACTGTTCAGCAGGATTTGTAAAGAATGGCGAAGAGTATGATTTAATCGGAAGATATAATTATAGTGACGCGATCTATATTTCTTTACAAGCACCAACTGAAGAAACAACAGACAATTTATCGATCGGTCTTGGTTATTCGTTATCAGTATGGAAAGGTGTATGTGTAGAACCAAATTACACAATGCCAGTTAGTGCTGATGATAATGGAGATAGAGAAGGAAGCTTTAATTTAGGACTAAGCTACCGTTTCTAGAAAACGTTATTTAAAATAAATAACTGAGCTCTCAACACCCCAATCGACAATTTTGTCAAAAACTATTAGAACAAATAAGGAGAACAAAAATGGAAAATGTAATTAAATATATAACAGGATTTTTTGGTGGACTATTATCAGTAATGATGGCAGTATTACCTGTAACAATTCTTTGGACTATCTTAACAGGTGGTTCTGTATTTGGAATGGACGTGGTAGCTAATCTATCTAATCTTATAAACGCGATCGGTAACGGTGGATTTGTAGGATTATTAGTATTGATTATCGTAATGTCATTCTTTGTAAAGAAGTAGTATATACTACACAATGGTTATAGTAAAGGAGCTAGGGTTTAATTACCCTGGCTCTTTTTTTTGTTTGTATATTTATAGTAAACACATAAACACTTAGAGAAAAGCGATGGGTTTTGATAAAGTCGAAGACATATTATATAAAGCATATAATGAAGGTATAAGAGACAAGGTCTTAAAGGTATCTAGCAGTCTAAAAGGCAGCTATTATACTTACGGCGACAAAATAGAAGAAGCATATAAAATAGTTAAAGAAAACGAAGAGATAAAGCTATGGAAGAAAACGAAGAAATATTCAAAGGTAAAACGTTCTCGGGATTAATGGAGGATATTTATACCAATTCAAAAAACAAAGAAATGCAGATCAATGAGCTTATTATGCAATTGCAACCTATGATTAAAAGCATAGGCGATGCCACGATCATTGTACCTATCATAAAAGAATATTTAGATGTAGCCGTGAAGAACGACGATCACTTAATTAAATTAGCTGCAATAGTACAAAGAGGTATATCGGCTGCAAAAGTTGCTGGCGATAGTAGCGGTGTTTTATTGAGCGAAGAAGAAAAGAAACAGCTTTTATCGTCTGTTCAAGAAATGGAGTTAGATAGATAATGGGTAGAAATGTAGGAGGAGCAGTATCGGGTGGCGGAGGAAAAAGTCCTGATCAGGTTATATTCGGAGAAGTTGTTGATGTTGTTATGACATCGGATCATCCACAATATTCTTCAGTACAAGAAGACGGTGATTATATAGGTTGGGTAGGAATTAAAAGATTAGGAGGTAAATCTAAAGGTAACTATCCTACAGAATGGTTAGCTCCTCTAAATATTAATGTGCAAACAATTCCTTTGAAAGGAGAGCATGTTATTGCCGTCAAAGGTTCTAGTTCTAGCAATCAATCTGGTGTAGGAAACTTTCAATACTATTGGGTATCTGTAACTAACGTAGACGGAGATGTTAATAATCACCTACAACCTAATTCTGCTATATACGAAGACGAAGAAGCTAACGACGAACCTGGTGATACGTTTGTTGAAAAAGCAGTAAAGAAGATGCAACCTTTAGAAGGAGATACTATAATACAAAGTAGATGGGAATCAGGTTTAAGATTTACTTCTACCGCTGCTTCTAGCACGCCAGGCAATTATTGGTCTGTAGGATCTGACGATGGAGATCCGTTGACAATTTTAGTTAATGGATATGCAGATGATGGAGAAGATGCAAACGTAACAGATATACTAGAAGACGCTTCAACTATTCTTATGACGTCTACTCAAAAAATAGATTTTGAATTAGCTAATCCTGAATCACCTGAATCGGTTGCTATGCCTAGTGGACCTGCTCCACCTCTTGAAGCTCCTAACGCTTTTGAAGGTTCACCTCAAATTATAATAAATAGCGATAGATTAATTTTTAATGCTAGAAACGATAGCGTTTTAATATCTGCTAAAAAAGAAATTAGTTTATCTACAGCTACTTGGAAAATAAATATTTCTGCAATTGCAGATTTACTATTAGAACTATTAACTCAATTAGCTATTGAAACACACCCAACTCCTGCTGGACCTTCTGGTCCTCCTTTACAAGCACCAATATACGAACAGTTGAAAGGTCAATTAGAAACGATGAAACAATAACATGCCTTTTATAGTACCTGCATTTACATCGAAATTAGATTCCAACTTTGGAGAAGGAGCTATTGCCGGAGCTGATGCTGATCCTAACGTTCCGCCCGATCAATTTGCTACAGGATGGAGCGACGCTGTATTTGATGGAGCTCAAGGAGTTATTCCACCGTCTACTACTCACGAAGCTGCAAAGGCCGCTATGAAAGGTGTACTTATGAGTGTTTCTCACAAAAGCGATTCTATGGGTATGACTATTCAAAATGGAATAGTTGCATACGGTGGTATTATGGCAACAGGAATGTTACCTGCATTTGCTGGCGTTCCACCGGCTGGACCTCCTATGGTTGGTTCTGTACTTTTACCTGTAGATCCACCCGGAGCTTTTATGGATTTTGCAAATGCATTAGGAGGAGTATTAGCAGGTTGGTTTCCTACTGGAATAGCTATAATGGTACCTACTCCTTTTACACCAATGCCGTGGTCTTAATAACCTTTTCATATATTTATATCATATAAACTATAAGAGAGCAGAACAATGACAAAAAAAGATTTGGTAAGAATTATCAGAGAAGTTGTACGAAAAGAAGTAAAATCCGTAATTAAAGAAGAACTTAATTCGGCAATGACTTTATTAGAAAACAAAACAAAAGCTCCTAAGAGCATGTCTCTTAACGAAGCTATAAATCAAACGCAAAAGCAGAACGAATTTGCTCCTTATCCTGAAATAGGCAAGGATGAGCTAAGAGCTAAATTTTCAGGAATGCAAGGTGGAGCAATACCGCAAACAGATATAAACAATAGACCTATTGATACTAACAGATTGGACCCAGCGCTAAGTAAAGCGTTAACGAGAAATTATTCAGATCTAGTTAAAAGATTTTAAAAATGAAAAAACGTCAAGAATATAGATATAATCCTTTTGATTTCGATGCACGTGGAAATTTAGCCGTTTTAGGTGGTGATTTTCAAGGTGATGTTGCTTTAGGATTAACACTTCCTTTGTCTAACGATGGAGGTAGCGGTGGATTAACTATATACGAAACAGAAGGTATATCAGGCGCAGAACCTAACAATGTAAAAAAGCCAGTAGAATCTCAATCTGATTTTAGATCTTCATATACAACTATAGATCAAGCAAGATCTAATCTGCAAAATCTTGTTCTTACAAACAAAGGTGAAAGAGTTATGCATCCTAACTTAGGTTGCGATGTTTGGAAAATGCTTTTCGATTTCAAATTAAAAGAAATAGAAGTTAAATTAAAGAAAGTAATTATGGATCAAGTAAAATTGTGGTTACCGTACATTACTGTAAACGACGTCCTCTTCGACAAAGTTGACGGCAACGAACACACAATATCTATAAACATAATGTTTAGTTTACTAGGTAATAATATAGATATGCAAACTATGTATCTTCAAATCGGGAACTCATAATGGCTACGAACGAATTTAACTTAAATAAAAAACAAACAAAAGAAATTAAATATCTTAACAAAGATTTCTCTGATTTTAGAGGCGATCTTATAGGATATGCAAAGAATTATTTTCCAGATATATACAACGATTTTAACGAAGCCTCGCCTGGTATGATGTTCATAGAGATGGCTTCGTATGTGGGTGACGTATTATCTTACTACGTAGATAACCAAATGAAGGAAAATCTTTTGCTACACGCAGAAGAGCGAGTTAATGTAATAGACATAGCAAGAACTTTAGGTTATAAAACAAAACCTAGTATTCCTTCTGTGGCACGACTTAATGTTTATCAAATAATTCCTGCTGACACAAACGGCGAACCTAATTATGCTTATACTATGAAAGTATCTGAAGGTATGGAAGTTGAATCAGATACTGGTGTTAGATTTATAACACAAGGTACTGTTGATTTTTCTCAAGAAAGTATAACCAGTCCTAGAGAAACTACAATATATAAAACAACTGGAGCGGGCGTAGCAACGTATTTTCTTTTAATGAAAACAGTAGATTGTTTGGCGGGCGAAGTTAAAACTAAAGAAGTTGTATTCGATTCCACTCCTGTTAAATTCGATAAAGTTAAAATAGACGATAAGAACGTTATACAAATTACAGAAGTTTTAGATAGTGATTCTAAAAAATGGTACGAGGTTCCTTATTTAGCACAAGACAATATATTTGAAGCAGTTGAAAATTCTTTTGCTAATGATCCAGATATGTCTACAGATAAAAAAGAAGTTCCTTATATAATGACTATGAGAAGAACTTCTAAAAGATTTACAACTCACGTTAATTCAGATAACACTACGAGCTTATGGTTTGGCGCTGGTGTGAGTTCTTCGCCGGACGAAGTAATAATTCCTAGCACTTCTAATATGGGTGTCAACTTGCCTTATGGTAATACTGGAAACAGTCACATAAACGGAGGCATAAATATAGACAAAGCTTTCGATCCTGCGAATACTTTATTTACAAGAGCTTACGGCTTAGCTCCAAGAGATACAACTTTAACTATAAAATATATTGCAGGTGGAGGATTAGCTTCTAATGTTGGTAGTAGAAAAATATCTACAATTATAAAATCTACCGCTTGGTTTGATAAAGATGATTTAGCTGCAGCTACTGCGACCGTTGTGGAAAATTCTTTGGCAGTAATCAACTTAGAACCTGCTAGCGGTGGTCGTTCAGGCGAAACAATAGAAGAAATTAAATATAATGCACTAGCGCATTTTTCAACTCAAAATAGAGCAGTTACAAGAGAAGATTATTTAGCTAGAGTATATGCAATGCCTGCTCACTTTGGTTCTATAGCTAAAGTATATAT